TATTCCACAGACACATCAAGTACTTGGGCAATTTTTACCGCGCGGTCAGCCGGCGGCATACGACCATTGGTCCTCCAGCCAGAGATAGTTGTTTGCCGAATACCTGTCTTGTCTGCTAACCACATTTGATTGTGGTCATCTCCAAGTAGCGTATCTACTCTCTTCCAAAATTCATTTATGGTACGTTCCATGAGTAGTAGTATATACTCATATACCACAAATGGCAATAACTTTAGAAAAATTATTATATACCGTTGACAAAGTACTCAAATAGAGTAATATACTTCATATGAAAACGCAAATGAGGTATTCAAATGGGTATAAAAGAACCAGCCTGAACATCAGGCAGGATCTTCACAAGGCTGCTAAACAGGCAGCTATTAATCGGGATATCTACTTCCAGGATTGGTTGGGAGAAGCAATCGAAGAGAAACTTCAACGTGAGGAGGTGAACTATGAACGAAGTAACCATGATTCAACTGACATCGGATGAGCTCACAGAATTGATGAAATCTGTAGCTCATGAAACCGCCAAGTCTGTATGTGACCAGAAGGTCTATTACAAGGACAAGAGCACCCTGGCTCGAGATTATTACAACGTCACAAATCGTACGCTTGTCAATAATCCCTGGATGGTCCCAGACCACGGACTGAGAGGAAATGGATGGTCATTGAAGCAGGTCGATGAATGGAATCAGCGACCGATTCAGGAACGCAAGGCAGAGTACCAGCGCGCTATGAAGGCCCTGGTATGAAAGGAGGACACACGATGAACGAAGTATTTCATAAGGAGGAACAACCAACAACGTGCTCGTCGAGCAACAAAAAAGGCCCCCTCTCGGGGACCAACAACCTAAATCGGAGGATAGCACATATGACTATCACAACACAAGAGCAGATGCTTGAAGAAGTTATCAAAAAGATGCAACTGATTCGAGATCTCACTTTTATCGCAGAGAAGGGAGAGGACGAGATGCGCTATGCAACATTTCGCATCCGAGTCCAGTCACGACAGATCGTAGACTTGATCGAGAGATCCAAGAAACTACGCGGTAACGTCCAGGAGGTGCTCGCATGAGTAGGCTCATGGAACTACGGGACACCTTAGCCCCAACAATAACGATACCAACAGATCGCCAGGATTTTCTCCAGGAGCGAGCGACCGGTATCGGAGGATCTGATGCTGCAACCATCCTGGGGATTAACCCATACAAGACCCCCTTCGAGCTTGCAGAAGAGAAGCTCGGACGAGTAGAACCCTTCAAGGGAAACCGCTTCACCGAAGCTGGCAACCGCTTAGAAGAGGTCATCGCCCAATGGTATGCCGATGAGACACAGAGCAAGGTCGCCCGGGCAAACCAAACCTTCAGATTGAAAGAGCATCCCTTCATCATGGCTCACATCGACCGGAGAGTGCTCAACCAGAAAAAAGTACTTGAATGTAAATCCGCTGATAAATGGACCCTCTCCAAATGGGGATCAAGCGGGAGTGACGATGTACCGGATACCTACTTCATCCAGGTCCAGCACTACCTGATGTTCCCCAACTGGGAGAATGCGGACCTTGCTGCCTTAATCGGGGGAAATGATTTGAGAATCTATCCGATCACACCGGATACCGAGCTCCAGGAGATGATCCTGCAAGCTGAGATCGCCTTCTGGGATACGATCTGCAGAGGAGACCTACCAGATCCCAAAACTGATAACGATGCTGCTAAAAGGTGGCCGAAGGGCAATGAAGAGTCGATATACGCCGACTACCAGGTCATGGAATGGGAGAGAGAGCTCCAGAACACAGCAGTCAGCAAGAAGGAGCTGGAAGCGAAGATGGAGGATCTGAGAGTGAAGATAAAAGGCTTCATGAAAGAGTACACCGTCCTCTGCGATCCAGACGGCAACAAGCTCCATACCTGGAAGGAGCAGAAGCTCTCATCCTTTAAGGAAAAGGATCTCAAAGCTCAGCACCCTGATATCTACCAGGCATGCTTGAAGCCGAAGTTTGACAGGAACACCTGCAAATCACTATACCCAGAAATCTACACACGATTTCAGTCAACCGGGAGAGTTTTTAGATGAACGATAGCAATACGCAACTAGCGAAAAATAAAGCAGGGGCAGACATGTATCTGCCTACCACCAAGAATGAGGCATTCAAATTAGCAGAGAGCTTCTGCAAATCAGCCTTCTGTCCGGCAGCCTACCGAGGCAAACCAGCCGATGTGTACCTCGCCATGGCCTACGGCTCACAGATAGGGCTCAACCCCCTACTGGCGGTACAAAACATCGCGGTGGTCAATGGAAAACCCAGCGTGTATGGAGATGCCCTCACGGCTATTGCCCAGGGACATCATGAGACTGAGAGCTATGAAGATGGCTACAAGGATGATGGCACAGCCTACTGTAAGATCACCAGAAAGGGTAGGACCATCTACCGAGAATTCTCAGTCGAGATGGCAAAGCGGGCAGGACTCTGGGGACGGAATACCTGGGCACAGTATCCTGAGCGGATGCTCCTCTGGCGAGCGAGAGGCTGGGCGATACGAGATGCCTTCGCCGATGTGCTCATGGGACTGTGGAGTGTCGAGGAGGCTACAGACAAGCCTGAGGCGATCCTTGATCGGGATGTAACACCTGAGGGGGAGATTCCTGAACCTGAGCCTGAGAAGCCGGCGACGAAAGCTGATCGGATCAAGAGTCGGGTGAAGCCCAAGGTGCCTGAAGAGCCATCAGAGGATGATGTGCTCACCCCTCCGCAGGACATGGAAGCCGAGAATGATGAGAACAGCTCACCTGTAGATGATACAGAGGAAGAGTCTGAAGAGAATACAGGAGAGCTATTTATTTAAATGAATACTCCATGCCGGGTCGAGGTTATAGCCGACCCGGTTGCCCAGCCACGTCCACGGGCAACTGTGGTCGCTGGGCGGCCGAGGATCTATAACCCATCAACGACCAAAGCCTATAAATCTCAGATCATCAATCTATTTGTACGCATCCCTGGTCGCTATGAACAGGGAGTGCCGGTGAAAGTCACGATCGATTATTACTTCGATCGGCCTAAGAGTATGCAGCGCAAAAAAGATGAGGGAAAAAATATCTGCCACACGAAGAAACCTGACCTGGATAATCTCAATAAGGCAGTCCTTGATGCCTTGAGCGATTCAGGTATCTGGCACGATGACCGTCAGGTAGCAGATCTGAGATCGAGAAAATTTTATTGTCGCAAAGAACAAAGATCACATGTGGTGATCACAATCGAGGAGATACAACCATGTTAACAGGATTACTTACGAATGAAGGTCTGCTCAAAATCAAGAGAGCAGGAACGATGAAATATCAATATTGTCCCTATCACCCAGCAGGACTTGAGTGCGGAGACTGGTGTCCCCAGTTTCGAGAGCCAGCAGAGCTATCAGGATCCACCATCGTCATCGAGCTGTGTAACGATACGAAAATCACCTTCCACAGTCTCACCGATCTCAGAGAAAAGAAGGGCAAGAAAGCCCAAAAACGAGTAACTGAGGAGGTGGTATAGATGTCCCAAGATATCAACATGGTGGTCCTTGTTGGCCGCCTGGTGCGCGATGCTGAGTTACGTTACACCTCAGGTGGAACGGCTGTGGCAAACCTGAGTATGGCGGTCAATCGCCGAAAGAAAGAAGGTGATAGCTGGAGAGAGGAAGCGAGTTTCTTTGACATCCAGCTCTGGGGAAAAGCTGCTGAGAGCCTGGAGCGCTACCTCACGAAGGGTAAGCAGATAGCAGTGCAAGGGGAGCTCAGACAATCGAGGTGGCAGCAGGATGGCCAGAGTAGGTCAAAGGTGAGTATTGCTGCAATGAACATCCAGCTGCTCTCCTCTGGAAAGACTGAAGGCTTCCAGGCCAGCCAGAACCAGAACACACCTCCCCAGCAAAGAACTCATGCGGAGTTCAGTGGAGGTGGGGCTTCACCCCAGAGTCAGGGAGCACAAAGCTCCGGGCAGGGACCTGAGTTCTTCGATGATGACATACCGTTCTAGGGAGGAGACCTTGCACAGATTACCAGCTAAGGCAACGATCAGATCGGTAACCGTCCAGGTGCTCCACGAGACCCCAGAGAACGCTGAGTTCTCAGCTCTCGAGCTGCAGAAGAAGGTTACCTCACGGATATTCAGAAAAACCGGAGTAATCAGACAACCCTATCCCGATACGGTACTGCGATACCTCAGGTACGCCCGGGAGGGTGGGAAATATGACTACAAGTGTATCAGCCGAGGGAAGTCTCTCTATAGAAAACAGAGGTCCCGAAGCGCATCAATGGAGAGATAACAGCACATACTATGGCACGAGATGATATTCGACTCGATATAAACTTCTTCGAACATCCCAAGACCAAGCGCCTTATCAGGGTATTAGGACATAAAGGGTTCTATGCCCTGGTACGGTTGTGGACCAGTTCAGCAAAACTTTACCCCAAAGGGGTCTTCAAGGACCTTGATGAGGTAGATATTGCTGAGCTTGCCGGCTGGGATGAGGATCCAACGGTGTTTTGCAAAGGCCTCAGTGACCCGAAGATCAACTTCCTCGAGAAGGTGGAAGGCGTCTACTCCCTTCACGGATGGGAGGATCATCAGCCCTGGATCTATTATCAGAATGAGCGATCTGAGATAGCCAGGCAGAATGCCCGCAAACGATGGGCAATGCAATCTGCTGAGGATGGGCACACAAAAGGCAATGCAAACTCAAATCCAGAACCTAATGCAGGTGGCAGTGCAGATAGTATGCAACAAGCATCGGATGCCAAGGGCAATGCAGACCGAAAAGCAGAGGGTACTACCGATTGCACAGAAGATGATGCAAAGCGCATGCAATCCGCACAGCAGGTCGCATGCAATCTGCATACAGTTGGCAATGCTCCATCTCCTTCTCCTATTCCTACTCCAATACCAATACCTAATCCAATTCCTAAGAATAGCGGCGAACCAAAAGTTTCACCGCCATCGGGAGACGAGCAGGAGCTTACACCCCCAGAACCAACACCATCACCACCGACGAAGAGATCACCAAATCAGGATTCTGAACTCTACACTTCGGTCCAGAAAGCCTTCCTGTCAAAAAACGGGGAGAAGTTCACCGATTACGGCAAAGAAGGCAAAGCCATCAAACAGCTGATTAAAAAGGCGAAAGCCCGGGATCCTGATGCCTATGATGAATTCTTGAAAAGCATGATTACACGCTTCTGGGAACTCAAAGTAGGTAAAGACCGATTCTGGAAATCACAGCCGTTTCTTCCCTCGGCACTCAACGCTGGGGGTATCTTCGATCGGGTCCTCGAGACCTTCAGAGACCACCCAGGAGGTGCAGATCCCCCACCGGGGGAGTTAGACCATGAATTCCTCAAGCTCATCAAGCAGGCTGAGGCTAAGCGAGAGGGGGTGGGTGTATGAAGCTGCAGGAGTTTATATCCAAGATTCAGGCCTACTACGGGACGAGCTATCCCCAAGGTCAACGGGATGCGGTAGTAACTTATCTGGGGTCAAAGCAACCGGAGCTCCTTGAGGCCTTGTATGAGGTGTGTCTCAAGCGCTTTAGCTCAAAGTGGAAGATGGTTCCTGATATTGCCATCTTCGAAGAGCACCTAGGGGAAGCTATTGAACTCGCTCGAGATCGGCAGAGGCGAATTGAGTTTAATACCCCTAAGCAGATCCAGGAGCGATCCCTCACCCCAGAAGAGCTTGCAGAGCATACCAAGAGGCTTCGCAAGATGATCGAGGAAGTTGAGCGTAAAAAGCGCTTTGAACCTGCAAAAGGCCAGGGAAGGTAGGTGTATGATGAGCACACCAGAGACAGCGATATATGCAGGAACGAGTAATCTCAGGCATTTCTACGCCGAGAATCCAGATGGACGGGTACGTGATGATTATTTTGGTTACTGGCTATCAGGTAGAATCTGTCCTGTTTGTAGGAGCCCCATGAACACCAATGGGAAGCAGTTCAAGTGTCCTCAGTGTGGGGAGGTGGTGGAGTTTGGGAGCAGAAGGAGGTAAAGGGGTTTTCTCTGGACGGGGAGAGAGAAGACTGATAGCATTGGTTAAGAACGAGTAAATGTACAGAGATAGTGGTGATATTGTATCCAGAGATGAATGATTTCACTCGTTGGAGTTTAAATCGATATAGTTGGGAAGTGAAGATGAATATGGTGATCAGAATAGGGTTAATAATTTTGCTCATTCCTGTGTTTGTGGGTTGTACAACGTATTCGCTGGTCTCCAGAGTGGATCAAGGGCAAGAGAAGTCTGTTGTACGCGGTGAGACAATGGTTACTGATAAGATAAATAACATTGGTGTTACCTTGTTAGTAAGACGAGTTGATAAATATCATAAGCACTCAGTACTCATAGAGAACTATAATAACGAGAAGATATTTTTCAATGAGAAATATGTGAAAGTTTATCAAGGAAATATTGAAAGCAATACATGGAAAGAAATTAAGACATATACAGCTGGGCAGTTCTACGAAAAACGGAAAAATGAGATTGAAGGTAAAGCTAGTTCGATGGCTTTCACTGCGGACATTAAGCAAATATTTAACAGTAGCGAAAATGAGTTATCAGCTTCAATAAAACGAATTGCAGATCAGCAACAAATTAATAGGTTTGTTGATAGTGGTAGTAATGAATTGAGTAACTTACAAGAGACATTACTTTATTCCTCTGATATTCCCCCCTTTAGCAGTTACTGGGGGGTTGTTTTTTCAAAAGATGCTCTGGGTCCAGATTATAAGATTGTGATCTACGTTGAAGGGCAACAATTCAATTTTTTCTATTCTAGGGCGGATCGTGAAGAATTCATTGATAGGTACAGCGAAAAAGATCGTGCACAGCATTTAGTATTTTTCAAAGTGTCCCATGATGATATTAATGGGCTTGGATATGGTTTTTATCCTCAGAGAATTGGTTTTAGTCTTGCTCTCATGGGAGAAGAGGCTGATTTTGGGGATTATGAATCTACTGATTCTGTTACAATTAATGCAAATGGTGAAGTTGAGGGTACAGGAACGTATGATTTTTCAGGAGACACATTAGTATCAGTAGGTGGTATAGACTTAGAGATAAATACAAAGATCAGTAAATTTATGTGGTTAAATGCTGGAATTGGTTTTAATAAACACGACACCTACATGTTGTTCGATCATTATGATACCTCAGGTGAATTCAACGAAAGACGCTGGATATTAAAGGATTATGAGCTTTCTTTTGATCCAAAGATCGGGTTAGATGTTCTCTATGGACACTTCTTTATTAAATCTGGACTGGTCTTAAGTGATTTGCATGATTTGGGTGTTGAATTTGGTCTAGGTTACGTTTTTTAATTTCAACAAGACGACCCCTTCCCACTAACCACACACCGCTCATAGACTATCCATATGAGCGAGTTTTACGTACTAGAAAGAACCAAAACACCCGATATCCAGATCAAATGCACCGGGGCTGACACACTTCCCATCGATGCAATCATCGAGTTCCAGGGAGGCTTGAAGAAGCTCTCCAAATCGAGCCTTGAGAAACTGAAAACCCGTATCCTCACCGATGGCTTTATTGCCCCCATCTTCATCTGGGAGCATGAGGGAGATAACTTCATCCTCGATGGCCACCAGAGGCTGCAGGCTCTGCTCTCACTTCGAAAAGACGGCTATGATATTCCCCTTATTCCAGTTGATTATATCCATGCAGTGAGCATCGAGGATGCCAAGAGAAAACTCTTAAGTATCACCAGCCAGTATGGTGAGTTTGATGTAGAAGAGCTGCAGTCATGGCTTAAAGATCTCGATGAAGAGATCCGAGATACCTTTCGCTTTGTTGATGATGAACTCAAACTGGCTTTTGATGAAGAGCCCGATGAGACCGAGGATGATGATGTCGTGGAGCTTGATGTCCCTGCAATCAGCCAACTAGGGGATGTCTGGCAGCTAGGAGACCACCGGCTCATGTGTGGCGATGCAACAAGTGGTGAGGACGTTGCAAAGCTCATGGACGGGGAACTTGCCGACATGATCTTCACAGATCCTCCCTATGGGGTGAGCTACAAGGGCACAAATAACCCCAACGGGAGAGAATGGGAGATCATTGAGGGCGATACGCTTCGAGGTGATGCGCTCTACCAGCTGCTTTACGGATCCTTCCAGCAGCTGTACGCCTTTTCCAAAGAAAACCCGGCTGTCTACGTATGGCATGCTTCGAGCACGCAGATGATCTTTGAGACTGCCCTCAACGATGCAGGATTTGAAGTCAAAGAACAGATCATCTGGAACAAGGGCATGGTCATGGGGCACTCAGACTACCACTGGTCCCATGAGCCGTGCTTTTATGCCAGGAAGAAAGGCAATAACAACAGCTGGTTTGGAGATAGAAAACAGCGGACCATCCTTCGCCAGGAGGAGATTGATCTCGAGAAGTTCAAGAAGGCTGAACTCATCGAAATGCTTTCTTTCTTCCGGGATGAATCAACGGTCTGGGAGATTCGAAAAGACTCAGCTCAGAGCTACGTGCACCCCACCCAGAAGCCGGTGGACCTGTGCATGAAAGCAATCAGGAACAACACCACCATAAAGCAGAACAAGGTCCTCGACCTCTTTTCAGGATCAGCCTCCACGATCATAGCCTGCGAGAAATCACACCGTCAGGCCTACGCTATGGAGATTGATCCGCAGTACGTGGATGTGGGAGTTCAGCGCTATATCAGATGGTGCAAGGAGAATGGAAAGGATCCGGTGGTGCTCAAAAACGGAGAGCCCTGGGCTGCCGATGATGCTACTGACGGGGAGGAGGAATAATGCCAGCAGGACGGCCGAGAAAGTACACGAAGAAACTGCTCAAAGAAATAGAAGAGAAGATCAACGCCTATACTGATACCACGCCGCTTCCGGTGCTTGCAGAATGTGCCTATGAGCTCGGGATGCACCGCCAGCAGCTGTATGAATTCCCGGAATTGAATGACGCTATCAAAAAATTGATCACGAAAAAAGAGTCTGTGCTCGAAAAAGGAGCCCTATCAGGCAAATTAAACGCGAGTATGGCTATCTTCTCGCTCAAACAGATAGGATGGAGCGACAAGCAGGATGTCAGCCACTCAGGACACATTGATGGAAGCAACAAGATAGAGATCTATCTGCCAGATAATAGAAGGGAGGAGTAGAAGATGTTATTGCATACAGAAGATGCCGATATTCACGTAGAGCTTACAGAAGAGTTAGAGGATCTTGCCAGGATGATTGATGACGATGAGAAAATGATGGAGATCCTAAGAAATTTTGCTGGGATCAATCTCTACTTCCCACAGAAAATATCCAAGGCAATCGAGCATGAGAAGATTTGGAATGATTATCAGAGTCTGTGCTCCAGGCCAAACATCCCAAAGATGCGCGTACTCACGATACTAGAAGAGCGCTACGGGATCAGCAAGCGCTGGATCCATGAGATTGTGACCCGACATCAGCTTGCAACCTAAGTAACACCAGTGCTCATACGACCGCAAGAAGGGCCGCAGGAGGCCTTTTTGTCAACACCAGCAGACATCTGTATCTATGGTGGGGCTGCAGGGGGAGGGAAGTCATACGGACTGCTGCTTGAGCCGCTTCGCCATGTGCATATTCCGAAGTTCTCGGCTGTCATCTTCCGCCGGTATGCCGATGAGATCACGATGGAGGGAGGACTGTGGGAGGTCTCACAGGATCTGTATCCGAACTTCGGAGCAACCCCAGTAGCAACTCCCATCCATCAGTACCGTTTTCAGACGGGATCGGTGATATCATTTCGTAACTTTGACCATGAGAAGAAGAAACACAAGTTCCAGGGAGCACAGATCCCCTTAATTGAGTTTGATGAGCTCACTCATTTCTCTGAATCCATGTTCTGGTACATGTTATCGCGTAATCGCTCAACTTGCGGCATCAAACCCTACATGAGAGCCAGCACAAACCCAGATCCAGACAGCTGGATCCTTCCATTCATCTCCTGGTGGATAGATCAAGACACAGGCTTCCCGATCAAAGAACGTAGTGGGGTGATACGTTGGTTTATCAGGCAGTCAGGGGAGATCATCTGGGCAAACTCAAAGGATGAGCTGCAGAGAAAATATCCAGGCTGCCACCCGAAGAGCTTCACTTTCATTCCCTCATCGGTGTTTGACAACAAGATCCTGCTTGACCAGGATCCAGGCTACCTAGCGAACCTCAATGCGCTGCTTGATTATGAGCAGAAAAGGCTCATGGGAGGTAACTGGTTTGCCCGTCCCACTGCTGGTGAGATCTTCAAGCGACAGTACTTTGAGATCCTGGACCCGGTAGAGATCCCACCAGCCCAGGTTGAGGTGCGATTCTGGGACCGAGCTGCAACCAATCCGAGCGAACTCAACCCTGATCCCGACTGGAGTGCAGGGATCAAGCTCAGGAAAGCCATAGATGGCAGGTTCTACATTATGCATGCCTCTCATTTCAGGGGAGAACCATACGACGTGCACCGAGCCATCAAGAACATGGCATCCCAGGATGGACGGATGACAACCATTGGTCTGTGGCAGGACCCGGGATCAGCAGGAAAGTATGAGGTCAAAGATTACGTGCACCACCTCATGGGCTTTGATGTTCAGTATTATCCCCAAACCAAAAATAAACTCAGCTACTGGAAGCCCCTGGCCGTACAGGCAAAGGCAGGGAACGTGAAGATGGCTCGAGGGGAGTGGAATGAGTCTTTCTTGCGAGAATTAGAGGGAGTTACTGACGGAACTCAGCCAGGGCATGATGACCAGGCAGACGCTGCAGCTGGAGCATTCTTACTGCTCACCGACGGAGCTCCCACACCAATACATGTTCCCGAAATTGATCGAGCACAACTAAGGAGTCTACGCATATGAGACGCTACAAAGCCGTACTACAAGAAGATGGCAGATTGAATGATACCCAGATTGTGAAACTCATTAAAGCCAGAGAGCAAGAGATTCCTGATCTCATATCCCTGCACAACTACTACCGTGGCAAGAATCCTGCGATCCTGGCAAAAGATGTAACAGAACATCGAAATAGGATCCCGGTTCCCTACGGAAGGCTGTTGGTGCGCATTGTCGTGGGTTTCATGTACAAATCAGGGCTCATCTCCTATGGGCTCGATGAGGATACCGGAGAGACTTCCTATTATTCCCTGATAGAAGACGTGTTCAAAGCAAATAGGGAAGCTGAGCTTAACACTGAGCTGGGTAAAGACCAGACGATCTTCGGGGAGGCCTATGAGCTCCATTACGTTGATAACGAGGAGGGAGAAGATCAGTTTGCCAAGGTGCCGGTGTATGAGTTTATCCCGGTCTACAACTACGATATCAAGCCAAAGCTTATCGCAGGTATCAGATTCTATGCAGAGCATGAGGGCCAAAGCAAGAAGATTTTCGTTGAGATCTACTACACCCACCGGGTCGAGCGCTACCAGATGGTGGGATCATCCCTCACGCAGTTGTCGACCGATACCCATCCCTACGGCCAGGTGCCGGTGGTGATCTACCGAAACAATGAGGATATCCAGGGGGATCTTGAGCACATCCAGAAGCTCGTTGATGCCTATGATGTGTTGATCTCTACCTTTCTTGATGATGAGGAGAAGTTCGCAGAGGCTATCCTGCTGCTGTACGGAAAATACCTCGATGAGGAGGCGTTAAGCAAGCTGCAGAAGCTGAGGGTCATCGATGGACTCAAAGAAAATGATAAGCTCGAGTATCTCACGAAGGACCTATCGGTCTCCGGGAGAAAAGAGCTCCTCGAGATCATCCGCCAGGAGATCCACCGCCAGTCGCTTATCCCCGATATGACAGACCCAAGTGCCTTGGGACAAAAGTCGGGGGAAGCGTTCACCTACCTCTTTGCCCTCTTCGAGATGCTCGCAGGGGAGAAGCAAAGTTACTTCGCCCAGGGGCTGCGTAAACGGATAGAACTGATTACTGCTACGTTGAGTTATCCCAAGGGGAAACAGGTCGGAGACCCCAGTGACATCAAGATCATTTTTACCAGGAACATACCGAAGAACCTCACCGCTATCACCGAGATGGTATCAAAGCTCTGGGGCATGGTCAGTGAGCGTTCCCTGTTAGAGCAGCTCCCCTTTATTGAGAACCCAGATGCTGAAGTAGAGCAGAAGAGAAAAGAGGATGATGCCAATATGGAAGTACGGCCCCTCTCATCAGATGAAGTGCTCAAAGTCTATCAGGACGAGGGCAAGAAGAGCGCTTCTGCCGGCCAAAAACGGGCATAGGAGCGTTCATTGGCAGTAGGTAAGCCCCCTGAAGCTGGGGCACTCTTTGACAAGCTCTATGGCGGTATTCAAGCATCCCTCTACAATCAGCAGCTCACCAGTGAGGAGAAGATCCTCTCATTGTATGTCCAGGCCTACGAGCAGATCAAAGCTGATCTGGCTGGGGTGTATGCCTCGTATGCACAGGATGGAAAACTCAGCTTCTCAGAGATGAGTAAGTACAATCGCCTGAAAAACCTCGAATCCCAGGTCTCCTCACACCTGAAAACCATCCTCAAACGAAAAGATAATCTGCTCATCGATACGACAAAGAAACTCTTCGAAGAATCCTTCTATCAGCACAGCTACGCCATCGACCAGAATGGAGGGTGTGCACTGAAGTGGGGATTGCTGCGGGATGAGGATGTAGAAGCTCTCGCGTTATCTCCCCTGGGAAAGCTATCTGAGTCGAGATACCTCCAAGGTGACCGGGATCAGGCAGTGTATGCCATCCGAAAGCTCATCACCATCGGGATCGTCAAAGGCGACGATTATCCCAAGATGGCCAGGAGTATCCGCGATGCCATGGGGATTGCGAAGCTTCATAGCGGAAAATATGTCCCATCAAACAAAGGCCAACTCTACAAAGCCCTACGTATAGCCAGGACCGAAGGACAACGAGCGGCTGTAGAAGGCCAGAGGAAAGCGTATGAGACCGCAAAAGAGGAAGGAGTAGAACTCAAAGAGATCTGGGATGCTGCTCTAGATTCGAGGACACGCCCTGAGCATGGAGCACTCGATGGGAAGGAAAAGAAAGACAAAGGCTGGAAGGTTCCATCAATCGGATGGGTGACAGCTCCCTTGCAATCAGGGGTAGCAAGTTTTGATATCCACTGCCGCTGTCGCATCCGTGGTCAGATCAAAGGCTATCCTCCCAAGGTGCGAGGAGTAAAAGGAGAAGGCCAGCAGCCATGGGTAGATTATGAGAGCTGGAGAGGAGCGGTACAGACCAAAGGCTCGGCTAAAAGCCTCAATTTACCACCTCCTGTATCATCGCTACCTGTAGGAGAGGCCGGAGCAAAGGCCTTCGGTGCGCGGTTAACCCAGAAGAAGGGATCTCATCCCGGAGGATCCACTGGAGCGAAGCTCTTCGTCGATGATGAGGGCAGTGAGTGGATTGTAAAGAAATATCACGGTTCGAAAGAGCGGGTACGAAATGAGTTTGTGGGCAATCAAATATATGACAAGGTAGGTGTCCAGGTTGCCTCCTCTCGTCTTGCCTACATCGGGGATGATCTAGCGATTGCTACCAAGCACCTGGGAACTGGTTACAAAACAGTGGGATACAACGGCCTTGAAATGGCCTCTGCCGCGAGCAGGGTGAAATCAGGGTTTGTCACCGATGCATGGCTTGCCAACTGGGATGTTGCAGGAGCGAGCATTGATAACCTGATGATTTCAGGCGGTAAAATCTCGACAATCACCCGTATTGATCAGGGCGGCACGCTGTTTTACCGGGCACAAGGGGCAAAGAAGGGCTCAGCGTTTGGATCAAAGGTGACTGAGCTGAAGACTTTGCGGGATCCTTCAATGAATCATGCTTCCGCCGGGCTCTTTAAGCACGTAACAGACGCTGATATCGCTAAGCAGATCAGGACACTGAAGATCCGCATCAAAAAGGGTGATATCACCGAGATCCTAAAAGCCAGTGGTCTCAGCCCAGCTGAACAAAAGAACTATTACAAGATGCTCACCGAGCGCCTGGATTACCTCTACAAGTGGGAGAAAGATTTCAAGTCAAAACCTGCTTCAAAGATAAAACCAGCAGCTCCACAGGGACCCTTGATTGGACGTACTTCTCAGGAGGTAACAAAGCTTACCCACGAGTCCTGGAATTCTTTCACCTCTTCAGAGCGTCAGGCTATAGCTAATTACACCGGTTCTGGGTATCGTGGGATTAACCGTGATGCCCTAGAAGGAATAGCCTATCGTGAGCTCGACCAGGCACTTGATAAGCTACCCTATTATGAAGGGGTAGTGGGACGAGGAGTTTCTAATATCCCTGGGATAGAGAAGCAGTGGAAGAAGTGGAAAAGCGGTGACTGGGCATATGTGCAGTGGAAAGCCTACTCATCAACCTCGATAACTCCAGGACGTAACTTTGGGACCGATAGAGGATACCTGGCTGTCATAAAGACCAAAGGAAAGAATCGGGCAGGCTACATCAATGGTAAGAGCAACTTTGCATCAGAGGATGAATACCTCTTCGGTATGGATGCAAAATTCAGGGTAGCAGGGTATGCTGAGAGCCCTGATGGGCGAAAGAGAACGATACTTCTAGAGGAGGTCGATGATATCGCGGATAAGCAGGAACCGCCAAAGAAAATGGAGTATGAGGAGATATTGAAGATATGGAAAGAGAGCAGAGGGAGGTAGATATGCACTATGATACCGGGAGGTACGCCATCATGTGGGTATCTCCATGCCAGTACTGTAAGAATCTGATTGAGATGGGAGGGCTCGATTACAAAGGATGGACGTGTAAAGCGTTCCCACAAGGGATAGATCCAAAGATAGTGAAAGGTGAAAAGCGACATGATGAGCCAATTGAGGGAGATCAGGGGCTGCAATATGAGCCGAAGGTTTTTGAGGATAGGCAGGGGAGATTCTATTACTCGTGGGATGGTCAAGTAAAACAGGATGGATAACTGTTTTCTTTTTATAAAACGCTGTGATTTTGGTTCGGAAAAACATTATAAGTATGATGACCTTTATTCTGGTCTAAGGGTCATAAATATAAGCAAATGTTCTACACAAATATAGTTTACAAAAACTTGTTTTCAAAAGTAATCTGTTGTACCATGTAATTGTATAGGGTGTGCTTGATATAACTATGTGATAGACGTCGATTAATTCTGCACAGTAGTAGCAATTTTGGAGTTAGAAATGAAGAGAATTGTTTGTTTTTTTATCCTTGCAATCTTTTGCAGTGTAATATTATCCGCAGAGGGAACAACCTACAATCCGGGGGATAGAAGAGAATACATTTTTGCGGAAACTTCTTCAGAATATGGGTATTTGTTTATGAGTGTATTCGAGACCTTAACTGATGCAGAAAGTTTTGGAGATCCTGTCGATTTAGATGTTAATAAATACAAACTAAGAAAGTTCTATGCTGAATCAGTTTTAAAGAGAGATGGAGAGCGTAGGTATTATTCAATTGTAATTGAACCAGGAGAAAGATATGTATATGAGAAGCGTGGTCCTATCGACGACATTTCTATTGGGGGATATCGTTTTCATGATGAATATCTTGCATTCAGAGACTTAATCGATAATCGCGCAGCTTTGTATCCAGGTTCAAATATTCACGTTATAGATGGAGAATTTAATACTTACTCGGACATTTATTTCTTCAATAATGGAGGCAAGCTATTCGCAAGTGAATGGGCTGATATAAAAACAATTCTAGATTATTCACAAGTGAAAGGGCAAAAGAAAGAAACTGTTGCTTCCTTGTTTACTAAATCTAATTTGTATTATGACGTTGATGACTTTGATAGGATTGCATTTATAAAAATTGGTAATGACGCGGTATTTGTTGATGGTAAATATAAAGTTATTTACACTCCGTTAGAGTTTTATATAGGTGTTCAGAATGGTAGGGTTTGGGGTCGACTAAGGGCAGTATATCAAGGGAGTGATTGGTTGTTTGCCAACGCAATTACCCTTGGCGCGGATAAGGAAAGATGGAATTCTGGAGACGTTACTTTCAATAGAGAAACTGTAGACTACGGAGTTATGGAAGTGATGGACATTCCTTCAGACAATTCAATAGTTTCTTTTATGGAAGAATTTGTCTCCGCAAAAGATACTAGAATACGGTTTAGAGGTGATACGCAAAATATTGACAAGACGCTTTCTCAAGAAGATATTGAAGCACAAGCGAACATACTTTCTTTATATCATGCAATGAAAGATGAATTCTAAATTAAGTCAGAAGAAGATAATGAATTCTTAATTAGAAGTTAAATTAAGGGATGAAAATTGCCAATGCGTACTAACAAGTAATATTTTCCTGCTTGATAATATTATTGTACTTCCGCTTGAAAGATAGCGATTTGAATCAATAGAATAGTGTGGGGTATTCAAGACTAAAGGGACCAAAAAGTATCCACTATTGGCATAATTTTTGACTTAGAAGGTCATGGAATAAGATAACTATTGGGTGACACATAATGTTGCGGGGTCCCTTTCGAGTCTGTAAGTCGGTAAATTTTCCTGTGTAGCTGGTGTTTTCACTCACTGCAAAATATTCTTGATCAGACGAAGTCCAATCTTCCAAAATAGGGATCACTTCCCAGCGGCATCAACACCATGCGCTGCTTGACTATAGGTAAATCCCTCATACATCAATTGGTCAATTAATCCTGACCTTGAGAAGGACATTGTATTTAAGTATGTTATTGCAATATTTTCCGCG